AGGAAGAAAGGTAGGAAGTAACATGTCTAAAAAAGGTGGAATAAAAAACAGACCTAATATTTTTACAAAAGAAGTTTTGTTAAAAGAATGGGCAATGGATTTATCTGATGCATGTGGAAGCAAAATAATTAACAAAAGTCCTAACATCAGCAAGATAGATACATTAATAGAAAAATTTGTAGATGACTATAATATGAATATGCAAGCAATGATAGAACTTAAAAAAAGTGAGGAAGAGTAATGGCTAAGAAACCAGCAAGAAAACCTATCAATGCAACTACAAAAAAAACTTTACAGAATAAAGCTAGTAAATCAAAATACACATATGGACAGTTAGCTAGAGTCTACAGACGTGGACAAGGTGCTTATTTGTCATCAGGTTCTAAATCTGCATCTATGCAAGCATGGGCTATGGGTAGAGTAAATAGTTTTATTAAAGGTGGACATCCACAAGACAATGATATAAAGAAGAAAAAAAGTGCCAAAAAGAAAAAAAAGTAAACGTAAAGTACCTTACGAAAAAGGTGTACCTTCTAAGTATTTAAAAAATAAAAAGAACTCTAAATCTGAAGTAGCGTCTGAGATTAAAAGAACTGCTAAACTTTATAAGGAAGGTAAACGTATTGACCTTAAGAAAGTACAAAAATCTAGGGCAGTAAGGAAAAAGAAGTAATGGCTATAGTATATAGAGGCGAGAGATTCTCAGGTTACAATAAACCTAAACGTACACCAAAAGCTAGCAAGTCACATGCTGTACTAGCAAAACAAGGTGACAAAGTCAAACTTATTAGATTTGGTCAACAAGGTGTATCTGGTGCAGGTAAAAAAACTGATGCTAAATCTAAAGCTAGAAGAAAGTCTTTTAAAGCAAGACACGCTAAGAACATCAAAAAAGGAAAAATGTCTGCAGCTTACTGGGCTGATAAAGTTAAATGGTAAATGTAGTTTGCATCTCAGAAAGTTGCAACGAAGCATTACCAGAGAACTCTACTAAGTATTGTTCTAATAGATGTTATAAAAGAGAATCACAAAGAGCTTATAGAGCTAAAAAAGATGGTAAAGATTATGAGTTACCTGTTAAAGAATTAAATCAACCTAAGTCAGCAACAGTACGTAGAGGTAGTTTATATAAAAAGTTTATAGATGAAAGCTATGCTTTAGATGTTGTAAACGATAACATAACTTCTAAAGAAGCAGCAGAAGCACTTGGTTGTTCTACTGCACAGATTTCTAGAATGTTAGCTGCATATAGAGAAGATATACAAACACAAGTAGAATCCTCTAACTGGGAAGTATCACAAGATGCTCAACAATCTTTAGAAGACTTTAAAGAGTTTAGAGATAGATACTTCTTAACAGAACTAGGTGTACAGTTTGAGACAGCAGATTTTCACCATAATTGGATTACATCAATTAACAAAGCATTATCTAAAGGTGGACAACAAATGATACTTAGTCCTCCACGTCACGGCAAAACAGAACTGCTTATTCATTTTGTTATATGGCTTATCTGTAGAAATCCAAACATAAGAATCTTATGGGTAGGTGGCAACGAAGACATTGCAAAAAATGCTATATCATCTGTTATGGATACTTTAGATGCTAATGAAAAACTTATAGAAGATTTCTGTGGACCAGGTGGTACATTTAAACCTTCGTCAAGAACTGGTAAATCTTGGTCACAAAATGGATTTACAGTAGCTACAAGAACTGTTTCAGGTATTAAATCGCCAACAATGGTTGGTATTGGACGTGGTGGAAAGATTTTGTCACGTGACTGTGACATAATTATTGCTGATGACATTGAAGATTTCTCATCAACTATGCAACCTGCATCAAGAAGAAACACAAAAAACTGGTGGACTACAACATTAGGTTCTAGAAAAGAGGAACATACAGCAATGGTTGTAATTGGTTCAAGACAGCACTCTGATGATTTATATTCTGCTTTATTAGAAAACGAAGCGTGGGAGACAATAGTAGAAGAAGCACATGATTCAATGTGTACTACACCTGAGTTTGAAGAAAAAGACCACATAGATTGTATGTTATGGGGAGATAAGCGTACTTTTAAATGGCTTATGGATAGAAAGCGTGATGCTCAAACAACAGGTGGTTTAGCAAGATTTGAAATGGTGTATCTAAATAAAGCACAGGCACAAGGTTTGTCTTTATTTAATCCTGAAGTAATTAAATTATGTTATGACCCGAATTGGGATATAGGACAGATACCAGATGGTGCATACCTAGTTGCAGGATTAGACCCTGCTGCTACAGGTTATCAAGCTGGATTCCTATGGGCAGTAGAAACCACAAACTCTGATATTAAGTTAACAATGGTAGATATGGAGAATCATCAAGGTGGTGGTCTAGAAGAAGCTAGAAGTCTTATAAAGAAATGGTTTGAACAATACAACTGTTATCACTGGGTTATAGAAGAAAATGGTTTTCAAAAAGCTATTAGGCAAGATGAAAAGACTAGAGAGTACGCAAACCTACACGGTATAAAGTTAGAGGGACACGAAACACATAAGAATAAATGGGATGAGAGATTTGGTGTTACAGCACTAGCTCCTATGTTTCAAGAAAAGAATATTAAACTACCTTTTTCTAGTATTGACGCTCAAACTAAGAGTATTACCTATACCAAACAATTAAGTTATTTTGCTTCAAAAGGCAATAAAAACTCGTATAAAAGTGATATAGTTATGGCAAGTTGGTTTCCCATGAAAGTAATCAGGAACTTGCAGAAGTTAACCTACGCGGAAATAGGTTTAGACTACACTCCTAGTTATGAAGGATATAGTATGCTAGACTTAAACGATATACCATGGAGTTAAATTGACACCAGACCAGATTATAGACAGAGCTACGTTCTTAAAGAAGTCACACGATAATGCTTTAATTGATAGAGCAAGATTCCGTGCAATACTTAATGGTGGTGAAGATGGTATACGACAATTACTAGGTCCAGGAATGGATAGGTTAGACTCCGCAACGTTACCAGCTCCTAACTTAATGTTATCTGCATTAGATAGACTTGCACAAAAAATAGGTAAAGTTCCGTCATTAGATGTTTCTATTACCAATGCTAGAGATTCTCAAAGAAACAAAATCAAAAAAGATAAGTTAGAGAGAATTATTACATCTTACGATAAGATGCAAGGACTTAAAATGCAATTACCACAAGTAGCTAGATGGCTACCTGGTTATGGATTTGCAGTATGGGTTATCACTACTAAAACAGATGGTGAAGGAAATGTCTATCCATATGCAGAACTTAGAAATCCTTACGATTGTTTCCCTGGATATATGGGTAATAACCAATCTCCAGACGAACTAGCCATAATACAGAAAGTACCTATCAAGCAATTGTTGCAAATGTACCCAGAACTTAAAGCATGGTTTGAATCACAAAATGAAGAAGTAAGAGATTCGTACCTTAACATGGGTTCTGATACCTCTTGGGAAAACAATGCTGAAACAGGAGACGTAATACTTGAATACATGAATGTAGAAGGAACTTATGTTTTACATATGGCTTCTAGAAAAATTATAGACTTTGTACCTAACCCACTTAAATCTGGTCCATCTTTCGTTGTAGCTAAAAGATATTCTTTTGACAAGCTACAAGGACAGTTTGACCAAGTAGTAGGTTTGATGTCATCTATGGCTAAGATAAACATTTTGTCTGTTATAGCTATGGAAGACGCAGTCTTTACAGAAACAAACGTTGTTGGAGAAATAGAATCAGGACAATACAGAAAAGGTAGAAACTCTATTAACTATTTGTCACCAGGTTCACAAGTTATAAAACCTGTTACTAACTTACCGTATCAGCTATTTGAAGCTGTAGGTAGATTAGAAAGACAATTACGCGTTGTTGCTGGGTATCCAGTTCAAGACGACTCTATATCACCCAACTCATTTGTAACTGGTAGAGGTCTAGAAGAACTGGAATCTGGCGTTGGTGCTATGGTCACTGAGTACCACACCATAATTGAACATGCTTTACAGGAAGTAGATAGCAAAAGATTAGAATTAGACGAAGCGTTATTTAGTAAAAAAAGAAAACCTATAAGCGGTACATACAAAGGTGCATCATTCTCTGAAGAATATACTCCTGGTACTGACATAAATAAGAATTACACAACACAACGTAAGTTTGGAGCTATGGCTTCATTTGATGCCCCTAATAAAATAATTACTGGGCTACAACTTTTACAAGCAGGAATAATTGACAAGGAAACTTTTCAACAAGAGATGGACGGTTTAGAAAACTTGACTCAAATTAATGAACGCATAGTAAAAGAAAAGACAGAAGATATCTTATATCAGACTTTGTTACAGCAATCTCAATCAGGAGATAAAGCTGCAATGATGGCTGTTGTAGAGATATACAATAATCCAAAAGATATTGGCATTATTCTAGAGAAGTACTTTACAGCACAAGGTGAAGAACCTACTCCTGAAGAACAAGCTGTCTTACAACAACAGGGTGTACCACAACAATCAGGTCCACCAAATTTAG